ATACTCCAGTTTTTCCTACATCTTTATCAACTGCTTCTACTGGTTCTTCTTCTACTGGTTCTTCTTCTACTGGTTCTTCTTCTACTGGTTCTTCTTCTACTGGTTCTTCTTCTACTGGTTCTTTTTTAGAACTTTTTTTTTTGATAATAACTGAATTTCCATCTATTCTTTCATTCGGTTCTTTAAATTCTAAATTTAAATAATCAAATATGTCTTTTTCGCTATTAAATTGAGGAGATGTTATTTTATCTCCTTTTATTTTATTTTCCATTTTATGAAAACCATGTTCATTTAAAGTTAGTCCTTGTTGTAAAGCATATTGTCTCATTGCTGTATTAAATTCCATAGAACCTGTAAAATAAAGTATAGCAAATGCATATTCTTCAGGCGGAGAATATAAGAAATCTAGTCTTCTTGCTAAATTTTTTTCAGCTAATTTACCAATAACCATAACTTTTTTTTCTCCTCTTGTTAAAAATGCTTTTATTATTTTTGATTCATTGCTTTCTTCATCTTTTTTTGTATCATCCATTTTTTCAAGAAATTTATTAAATATTGTTTTATCATCTTCACTGGATGTAATAAATATATCAATATCTCCCGAATCTGGTTTTCCTCTTCTATAGCTTCCTACTATTTCAAATTTATTCGTTTTGTTATTGTACCCATTTTCTGCACAAGTTTCATTAAATATTTTTGTTAATAATTCTTTATAATCATCTATTTCTTTTCTTGGAATTCTTTTAGAAATTTCTTCATAATAAATTAGTCCTTTTTTTTGACTATCATTTAAAAGTTTTAGTTTTTTTCTTCCTTTACCTTGTATTTCTTCATCTTGTCTTTGTTTTAGTTCATCAATACTATTTATATTTAATTCTATTATTTTTTCGGCAGTTGCATCGCCTATCCATGGTATTTGTAAAAATATGTCTTTTTTTTCTTGTTTAATTTTTTCAGTTTGATATTCTTCTGTTCCATATTTATTTCTTAGTTGTTCTAAATTTTTTACTTTACCTGTTTTTATATATTCATCTAGTTTCTCTGTTATGGCTTTTCCAATACCAGGTAAATCTTTTATATTTTTTGATGAATTTATTTTTTCTTTATAATTTTTTAATTGTTCGCTTGCTTCTTTATAAATTTTTGCTTTAAATTGTGCTTTTTCGTATTTTCTATTATAAAATTCTAATTGTTTTAATATTTCAATATATTCTTCTTTATAGTCTTTATTACCGCCATTCATATTACTAATATATGAATTAATTTTTAAGTTTTTCAATTTTAATGTTTTGCTTTTATTTTTTTTATTTTTGAAAGTAGTCATTAAATTATTAATATAAATTTTTTATATATTAATAATATAATTATGACAGTTAAAGTTTATAGTTCGGGTGAACATATTCAAAATATTAATGGTGTTAATATTGCAGATCAAAAATATGAACTGTTTGTTAATCCCAATAATCATAATAAAGTTCATGTATCTGTAACAAATGATGGTTTAACTATAAAAAAGGAATATGATAGTTTAGAAAATTTTTTTAATCAAATAAATACTAGTGACTCTGGACTAATAAATAATATACAAAAAGATTTAAAAAAATTTAAAGCCATGCCTATAGTTCATTATAAAGAAACTACAACTCAAAAAAGAAAAAAACATAAAAAAGCTAACAAACAAAATACCAAAAGAAAACCTAGAAGACGCACTTCCATTAAAGTTAAAAAATAATTATTATAAATTTAATATATCATAAATTTTTTTGAAATCATAATTTTTTTTGTTTGACTCTATTTTATTCATTATTTCATTTTTATTATGTAATGTTTTTGATAGTTTATCTAAATATTTATTTGAAGAATATAATATCAAATTTTCATAATATATGTATTCTATTAATATTTCCCTTATAAAAATTATGAATTTTAGAAAATTTATAAAGTTTATTTCTTCTTCAAATTCTAGAATAATTATTTTATTATTTTTTTTTATATATTTATTTATGCCTTCCAAATCAAAATCGTAATATATTAAACTTACATTACAATTTTGACTAGATTCTTTGATTATATTTTCTGTATTTGATGTATTGTTTTTTTTTAAGTCAATTATCAAAGAAATAGTGAAGGACATATTATATAAAATTTAATAATATAAAAAATAACCCATATATTTTATTATATCATGGACTTTGAAATATTGGAACATATTAGTAATGAATTCAATACTAATTGTATTTTAGATGATGAATTTACTGTATTTGAATATAATAATTTTGAATTTTTTAATTTTATAAAAGTTATTTTTTGTTTATGCACAGGAAGTTTTATAGCGTTTATTTTTGTTTCATTTTTTTTGTATTATCCTGCTAAAATTCAATTTGACAAATTATATGAAGAAAACAAAGAATTATATGAATATAATCCTTTCTTAATGTCTTGTTTGGAAGAATATTATGAATTAGAAGAAATTAAAGATGATGATTATTTGAAAACTTTAGTAAATAAATATTTATATTATATTTTTGATTTTAGAGATAAGAAATTTAAAATTATTATGAATTATAATTTTGAAAATGGATCTTTTGATTATTATTTAAATGACAAGGCTCATGTTTTACCATTTGATTTTTTGGATACAATTTCAAGGATATATTGTGTAAAATATAATTGTAAAAATATTTATGTAGATAATATTGATAATAAAGAAAAATTATTAGATTTATATAATTTTAATCAAGAAGAAGAAGAAAAAGAAAAAGAAAAAGAAGAAGAAAAAGAAAAAGAAAAAGAAAAAGAAAAAGAAAAAGAAAAAGAAAAAGAAAAAGAAAAAGAAAAAGAAAAAGAAGAAGAAGAAGAAAAAGAAGAAGAAGAAAAAGAAAAAGAAAAAAATGTAGTAAAAAATAATATATTTTATAGTAAAAATAACAAAACCAATGTATTTAAAAATAAAATAATTGATTATACATCAAATAAATTTAAATATAAAGGTTTGATAAAAGATTTTTCTGATTTAATTGTTACTTCGGATATTTATAATAGTGAAAATAAATTAGTTAGTAATTATGAAGATTTAGAAAATGAAATTTTTATTGTTAAAAAAAATCATGATTTTGAACTTGTTAATCAAAATGAAAGTAAAATTTCATTTAAGTATTTTAAAAATTCTATATTATCTTAATTATATATATTAATGCCTTTACTATTTTATATTTTTATATTATTATCAATTCTTTCAGAAGTTTCAGCTCAATATTTATTTAAGATTTCATATAAAAGTAAATTTAAAAATAACTATTTAGTGGTTGGTATTATATTGTATGCTTTTACTGGATTTTTTGTATTTAATTTATTAAAGTATTCTCAACTTGGTGTTTCTAATGTTATATGGCATTTATTTCACTTTATTTTATTATTTTTGGTTGGTTATTTCTTTTTGGGAGAGAAATTAACAAAAAAGCAAATTCTTGCTAGTATAATTGGTATTGTATCATTATTTTTATTTATGACAGACCGTCTTCATCATTAATTTTATTTAATTTTTTTCATATTTTTTTCTGCCTGTAAATCCTAGTTCTTTCATTTCTACTCCAATTGCAATTTCATCTGCTTTATACATATCACTTTCTTCTTTTTCTAATTCTTTTACAAATTCTAAAAATCCGATTGATTTTTCTATACAAAATGAAGATTCTAAATTTTTTTCAGCTATTGTTAATGCATTTCTTTCTAACTCATTTAGTGAATTTTTATATTTTTCAATTAAATAGTTATTATTCATTATTAATTATAATAACTATTATTTTATTTTTTTATTTTATTAATCAATTTATTTTATTAATTAATTTATTTTATATTTAAAATTCAATAATAATTTTTTTAAGTTTATTTTGTTCAATATATTAGTTAATGATTCATTGATTATATAATTATTATTACTTAGAAAATCGATTATATTTGTTATGTCATCTATTGTGCAAATTTGTAAATTATCATTATAATTTGAACCTAAAATTGATTTTTTTATAACAAAAGAACAATAATTTTCATTTGCTTTATTTATTTTTGTTGAAATATTTTTGATAGGCATTAATTTTACATAATTTCCAAGTGGTCCTTTTGGTTGTTTGTTAATTGTTAAAATATGATAATATGCACTATTATTATCGTAAAAAGGTTCTAATAATAAATTATAACTCTCATAAATATCATTCATAGTATTTGAGATAGATAAATATTATTATTATATAATTTAATATATAATAATGGATTCGGAAGAATATTATTACATGGAAGGAGGTAAAAAAAGAATTAAACATAAATTTCTAGGTCAAGGATCATATGGCTGCACTATTACACCTGGGTTAGATTGTAAAGGAAAAACTAATAAATATGTTTATACAGTTAATAAAATTCAAGAAGTTAATTTTAATAGTAAAAATGAAATAGAAATTAGTAATTTAATAAGAAAGATTAAGGGTTATAATAAAAGATTTTCACCAATTCTTAAATCTTGTATAGTCAAATTTAATCAAATTCAAAGTTCTAAGGATATTATTAGTAGTTGTGAAACTGAAAATTTGTTTAGTTCTAATTCACTAGATCCTGGTTTTATTAAAAATGAATATTATATGTTTTATATGAGATATATTAAAGGTGATGGATTAAAAAATTATTTGTTATCTACAAAAACTAATTATTTATTTTTTGATAATTTTTTTTATAGTTTATATTATTTACTTAATAGTATTTATTTATTAAATCAAAATAAAATTGTTCATAATGATTTACATTATAATAATATTATGGTTGAAACATCAACTAATACTCCTCTATTAATAGATTTTGGATTATCGTTTAAATATAAATCTTTATTAAAAAATTCATATGGATTTGATTATAGATATTTGAGAAAATATTTTTTTGATTGGAGAGAATTAATGTATTGGCATTTAATGGAAAAAAAATTTATTTCATTTATTATTGATAATCATTCTCCTTATTTTAATTCTTATGTTGATAGTGATTATACAGAAAATAAATTAACTAAAGAAATTATAGATATTTTTGTAAATGATGCCTTTTATTCTTTTTATAATGAAATAGAAATTAAAATGTTATTTCAAGAAAATGAATTTCAAGAATTTTTTAAAGTTTTAAAAAATTTTTATTATAGATTTTTACCTTCTAATGATAAATACAAATATTATTCTAATATTATTCATGAATTATTACCATTTGTATTAAAATTTAATGATTTACATAGTATAACTTCTTGTTTTACTCAAATATTTTATAAAAAAATTAATAAAGAAATTAATAAAGAAATCAATGAGCAAAATAATTCTATCAAATATATTGTTATATATGATTTTATTAAAGGATTATTTAAAAAGGTTTATTATCCTGACCCCAACTATAGATTATCTATTTATCAATTTATATCTATCTTTTCATTTGTATTTAGATTCTGTCAAAATATTGATGATAAAAACTTAAAAGATAAAAATTATATTGAAGAATTTAATATTGGTTTTAAATCTTTATTACATGATTTATCAATTGATTTTAATTTGTTTTTTGATAAGAATTTTTCATATATTGATTTTGATTTATTATTAGAAAAAGAAAATATTATTTTAATAAAAAATTTTAATTTTAAAATTATCTAGAATTATTTGATGAGTAACTATTTATTAATATTTGTTGTAATATTAAATCATTTTCATCATCACTGTAATTATC